AATTATTATCAGGTGTACGTACAATATTTCTAGGTACACCTCCATTATCAAACTGTGCTACAAACACACCATCTGCATGTAGAGCAGCAGTAGTACCATTTGCACCACGTGTACACCCTGTAAGATCATTGCCCGATATAGCTGTATAATTAACTTGCTCACTACCAATGTATATCGTTCCTGAAGCGTCAAACCCTGTAGTAGAGGTGAGCGTCAAAGTTGCAACAGAACTAGAGTGAGAGCCGTTTAAAGTAGTAGAATTTATTTCATCTTCTTGATTAGCGTATTCGTTTTGTATTTATTCATTATAATTTAAAATACCGAGACTGCTACCAGAGCAATCAAGCGTAGTACTTTTTTTAATTCTAGCTGTATTGTAGTCTACAGATTTAGTGCTTGTAGGTAAAGTATATCTAACTTTTCCCGGCACTAATGATTCTGTATTGGTAGCGTGGTTAAAAGAGTAACCAAACTCTCTTTGATTAATATAACGTATTGCTTCATTTACTGCATTTTTACATTGTGTTTGTACACCTCTAGCATTAGTAAAAGTAGTAGATGTAAGCTCTACTTCATTCATACGTGTAATAGTACTATTAGTTAATGAAAGAAAAGTAAGAGCCATTATGTTTCCTTAATAAATCTTTTATGCCCCAAGAGTTTTTTGTTGCATAAATTTGATACACTAATGGGGCCAGCATATAGCCAGCCCCAAAGTATGTAGGTTTATTACAGTAGATCACGTTGAGCTTCTGCAGCCTCAGTATGAGCAGCCGAAACATCTGCAATCACTGCATAGACACGCAAGCGTCCAGTAGCAGCAGCAGCACCAGCGACTGTTACATCAATGGTATCTGCAGCACCAACACAAGCAAGTGCTTCAGCAGCAAATGTTGATGCAGAGCCTGTGCTTACTACGTTAGCTTCACCGTTACTACCTTTTGCAAGGTATGTACCAGCAGCAGCGTCTAGTGCAGCACCGTCAATGATGTCATCTCCACCACCAAAGTCAATATTACAAGTACAACTTGCAGTAAAAGACTTCATAATTTCTGCACCAGCAGCAATAACTACTGTCTCTGCAGGAATTTCAAGGAGTTGGAAAATGTCACCATCAGCAATGGTAGCATCTGCAGCAATCATAGCATCAATATCTAAGATTGCTTCAATAGTGCGTACTGCATTACCAACAACAGTTGGAACAGCAAGTACGTTAGCTCCTACGCCAGCGGTAGAAGCAAGGGTCATATCAAAAGTAGCCATTGTATATCTCCTTACGCTGCGTTATAACGGGCAGTAACGATTGCTTCAGGGCGAAGAATCTTACGACCGTATAGATGCATACCACGAACAATGTCAGCAAAGCTGTCAGGGTCACGATATGTTTCGGTTTTGTTAATCTGCTCTGCAGTAGCAACAGCCGAGTCATGTCCTGCAACAATAACACCAAGGTTGGTGAGTTGATTTGCAGTACCTGATGTTCCCGGTCCAGTGCCTAGTGCTGGCAAATTAGACGAGGAATATACACGGAAGCCATGGAAGTTGCTTACAGCAAGACCATTACGCAGACCACCTGATTCACCGAAATCAGCGTTCATGAAGCGTGAATCTTCATCAGCAAGGATTTCCATAAATACTGGATCAACTACAAGCCAGCGACCTTGTGAGTCAACTTGCTGTTGGTCAAGCAAACGCTTCATACGAGCAACAATCATTGCAGGAGAAACGGTAGCTGTTGGCAACGAAGTAGCACCGGGCATACGTGCAGTCACAGGAATTGAGTGAGTGCCAGCAGATGCTGTAGTGATATTGCCAAAGTCACCTTTATGCAGTTGCATAGAGGAAAGCAGTTCGTTAGAACCTGCAGAGCTTACAGCTTTAGTGCCATTAACAGTTGTGTTAAGAGTATCACCTTTACTGTGCAAAGAAGACTGCTTATAGCCAGCCATGTATGCAAGAACTTCTTGATCATGGTTGTCAGCCAAACGATAGGCTGCACGATCAGTTGCAAGCTGCATAAAATTGACGTGACTGTGTGCTTCTTCAATATCGTCCATCTTAAAAGCAAAATAGTTAGCCTTATCAATGACTAAGTTGAAATCGTCATCCTGCAAATCTTGTGCTGTGACATTTGTGCCACGTGCGTACTCTGAAACAGAAATTTCTGGTTCTTTAATAATCTTGACGGTATCGCCTTGAGCAGCAATTTCACCAAAATAGTCTGAGTTGGTAATATCACCAACAATAGTAGACTTGCGGAATGCAAGCTGTACTTTTTTAGAATAGATTACAGGGCTAAAATTACCGTTTGGTAAATTCCCATAACCTGTTGCGGTTGTAAAAGCCATGAGTATATCCTCCATTGAATGTTTTTGGCTTAGGTTTAATTAAGCTAAAACAGTTAGATTCAAGAGGCTGTACTTTCTAGGGTAGCGTTATAGTAACGGGCCTGTAATTGTTCAGGTAAGTCTTAACTAAAATGTTTTGCTTAGAGTATACTAAAGTAAAAGGTAGCTACTTATGTATGTAGGGCTTTTATATAGTATTTATAGTGACACCCATAGTTATACTTATTAAACCATGAGTGTCAAGTATTTATTTTAATTATTTATCTTGCGCCACCAGAAAGATCATAGATAAACTTTCCAGTACGTTGGGATTCAATAATTGCATCCATATTACTTTCAAATTCTTTATCATTCATCTTCTTGACTTGTGACTCACTAAAAGCCCCTTCCATATCTACAGTGTCAGGTTTAGTAGCACGTTTGTTAACTACTGCCTTAGCTGCATCTTTGGTGGCTTTCTTACGAGACTTAGTATCCATACCTTTGTCTGACTTGTAAAGATCAATAACACGAATAACAGAACGTGGATCATCTTGGTTTTCATACAAAGCGTCTTGTACCCACTTAGGCTGTTCCCCTGCCCAATCATGAAACTCATCACTCTCTTTGAGATCATCAAAGTCACTGTGTGCAGTACGAATACTATCAAGAGACTTGTTACGATCTGCTTCAGCAGTCATCTCATCAATCTGTTGAAGACGATCCTCTGCGTAGCTAAACTTCTCTTGAGCTTTCTTCTCAGCGATAGTCTCAACAATAGCAGCTACATCAGGGTACTTATCAGCCCACGCTTGAATATCTTCATCCGACTTGGGAGGACGCACAACACCTTGCTCTTTAGCGTTCTCTAGCTGTAACTTAATAGTCTTTAGTTCTTCAGCTTGACGTTGCTGCATCTTACGTAGATCATCATAACGTTTCTTATAAGTGCGTTCTTCGCCTGTATCAGGAGCCTTTTCTTCTTTTGCTTCCACAGGCTCTGCTTGTTCTTCTACCTCTTCTTGCTTGGAATCAAGTTCCTCTAGTTCAGCCTCCGCTTCTGCAATACGCCGTGAGTTAGCGTTAATATGTTTTGAATCTACAAAACCTGCTACTTTAGGCTTTTCCATTGTTGTCATTTCTGCTGGCATTTTTAGTTCCTTGTGTTACGGCCTAGTACCTAAGCCTTTTCGTTTCTTCTTCTTCTTCGCTGGTTCGTTTGCAGTTACGTATCCCCCGTTAGCGTAACTTTTCTTTTTAGGTTTATTTATTAAGCCACCTTTGTTAAAAGGCCCCGATGAGTCATAATCCTCTTGTGGTGCACTATAACCACCACCACCACTCATAACATCATCCCTACCAGTATTACCGCCGGGACCGCCATCATCTCCATAGTTACCTGCACTTGTATTAGGTTTGTTTGAACCTCCCGGAGTAGATGTTGTATTACCTAAAACATCAGTTGTAGAAGTATCACCACCGGGCATACCACCGCCACCGCTGCTGCCACCGCCGTTATCACCGCCACCACCCGTTCTTCGTTTTTGGGTAATGCGAGTATTTCCTGCTGCGGTTGCTTGTGCAAATCTTGCAGCGTCTGCAGCTTTACGTTCTGCTTCAATCTTAGCGTCTAGTCTTTCCTTCGCCCCTTTTGTTTGTGCACCTTCATTAATACTGTTTGAAGACGTTTTAGTAATGTCTGCACTACTTACCTTTGCAGTAATTGTAGGAGTAGGGTCTACTTCACCCTCTTTTGCAGCAACAGCATTCTCTTGTGCCTTTTTAGCCAGCTTACCTGCAATCCAACCTGTTGGTCCTGAACTTGCAATGCCACCTCGTTTTACTAATTCTACAAGTTTTGCATATTCAGCACTACTTTTGTCCGTTGATTTTAGTTTCTCTTCAGCAGCTTTACCAATTTGAATACCTCTTGACCTCATAGTAGCTTGAATTGCAATACCCCCTAGTGCGCCTATAGGCCCAAGCAACATTCCTAAATTAGAAAACTTGTTTACCGTGGCAGCACTATCCATAGCAGCTTTTAGTTCATCAGTAGTCATCTCACTAAAGTCTGGTGGAGGGGTAGGCTTTGTATCAGGTTCAGGTTCAGGGCCAACTCTAGAGTCATCACCAGTTTTTCGTTCTTTTTCTTCTACAGGTTGAGTAGCGACAGGTACTTGAGCAGGATTAACAGCAGGAGGTGTGTACAACTCGTAACCTGCTGGTGGTGCAACACCTTCTGCCAGTTCTAAAATACGCCCGTCTGCATTGACGTACTTGATCATTTTTAAGCCTTCTGTATTATTTGCCAGAAAACTAAACATGTCCGTTGCAGGAGTAAAACCTACAGTCATCCAATCTTGAAAGTTAAAGGTAGAGTTTGGTGCAGTCACAAGTGAACCCGCATCTGCTAAATATTTAATATCCTCATTGTATACACCTTTGAATTGAGGCAAAGCATCAAAGTCAGCTAAGACCTGTTTCATCTGTGCAGGTGTAACATTATCCCCTTCTGCTGCAGATGCACGTGCTTTCTCTTCAAAGTCAAAAGGATCACCTGCAACCACACCGCCTTCAGCCATGCCTAAAGTAACTTGTTTCTCATCCATGATAGGCTCTGTTGTTACGTTAGGCTTATTAGCTTTTTCCATAGCTTCAGCAGTCTTGTCAGCACCTGTAGTATTAATCTTAAGACCCTTAGTAGCTAACATTTCTTGTAACTTAGGATTAGTTTTTACTAAACCCATAACACCTTTTAGTGCTTCCGCTACTTTACCTTCTTCGTAACCTCCGTTAGCGTAGCGTTTAACTACGCCCCCTTCAGCCATGCCTACAGTAACTCCTTGAGCATTCAACACCTTGTTAACTGTAGGGTCTGTTTTGGCTGCATTAACGATTTTATCTATCAAGCCACCATCAGCCATGCCCGTAGTTAGCATACCTTTTAGTTTCTCAAGGTCTTCATCTGTAACAACCTCATCGTCATTGTAAACTTCTTCAGGTACAGGCTCACCACCAATGCGTCCATCTTCATCCATAGCAGCAAGACCTCTCTTAGCTTCCATGCGTAGGTCTTCAAAAAGCTTAACACCAAAGAAACGTACAACGTCAGCAGGTACAACATACTCGCCTTCACTTAGTTTAGCGTCAATGTCATCTCGTACCTCTTCAGGCAAAGAACCCGGAGGTACATCGTTACCCGATAC